CAATATATTGGGGGTTCATTAGCATGGTTGAAAAATTGATTCCTAATTATGACTTTGTTAAAAATTGGTCTGAAGATCAATTAAGAGATTTCATTACAACACCTTCAGGTTTACCACATAGATTAATGAGTATTGTACGTGAAGTTATTCCTAATATTGATAGATTAAGATTAATTCAATATATTGAAGTCAAAGTTTAATTGCATCTTTTTGAAGCAAACATACACATGTCACTGTCAAAATCTTTTAAAAATTCAAAATTCTTCATAATTTTCACCTAGTTTGTATATCTTTTAATCAAGATAAACACAAGTAAATATTATTCTGTTGGAATTGATATATAAATGTTGCTATAATGTATACAAAAAGTTAGTTAAAAAAATGGGACGGTTAATTAGGTCAAAGTTTAATTGCATCTTTTTGAAGCAAACATACACAGAGAATCTAAAAGAACTCAAAACAAGTTTGAAAAACATCTTGAAAAACTTAAGAACACAAAAGAATTCAAAACTGATGGAAAAACATTTATTAATTTTGCAAAAGATTCGGATGATAAAATAATTATTCAAGTAAATCTTCAAAATTTAAATAAAAAACAAAAAGATATATTAAATAAATGGTCTGCAGATATTGATATTTATTTAAAAGATTGGTGTCATAAATCTACAAATCCCAATTATTTAGAAAAATATGTATCTAAAAAAATTACATATGAAGAATGTGATAAATTAGGTAAAGAATTAACAAATTTAATTGAATCACTATCTACTGAACAAACACTACAAGAAAACACAATCTTATGGAGAGGTATTGGGATGAAAGATGAAAGAATGGATTTAAGTAACTTTGTTGTAGGTGAAAAAAGGAAATTTGGTGAATTTACTAGTACTTCATTTGATTTAGATACTGCAGAATCATTTGCAATGTATACTGATGATGATGAATTTTCAGGGTATATTCTCAAAATCCATGCTCCAAAAGGAACAAAAGGGGGGGGCTATTGATGGTGAGAGGATAGGTAATGCTGGAACTGAATATGAATATTTATTAAGTAAAAATCAAGAATATATTACATTAAATGTAGATGAAAATTTAAGAATAATTGATATCTTGTTGGTGAATTAAATGGAAAATTTGAAGTCAAAATATATTGATTTGTCATTTGTGAATCAAAAAAAAGAAGAATTAATTAATATACCTGATTTTTTACCATGGGGGATTTCTTTACAATTTAAAGATAATCCTACTAGATTAAAAATTATTGAAGAAAATAATTTAAAAAAGGTATATGTATTAAAACATGTGAAACGTAATGAGTATGTTAAATGCATAAAACTGATTTTTTCTTTCATGCCGAAGAATTAGTGAGGTTTGTTGAAAAGTATCCTCAATTTAAAGGAGTTCTCAAAGAAGAATTACTAAATAAAGATATCATAAACTATGAATCAATAACTGGTATGAGTTTATTGGAGATTTTCAACAAAGAAGGTAAATACTTTGAAGATAAAATATATAATAAATAAGAGGTGAGGTGAAATGTCATTAATTACTTTATGGCAAAAACCTATTGAAGAATATGTATTGCCTGATGGAAGCTTTGTTTGTAGTCAAAGTTTAATTGCATCTTTTTGAAGCAAACATACTTATATGTAACTTTTTCATTATCTTCAATAGGATTATACTCAATAATCCTATTTAATATAACATGAATTGTCTCTTCAATATTGTTTTTAAGATTTTCTTTAAATTTTTTATCAAAACTAAACTTAATATTCTTCAATTCATTCCCATCTTCAGAAGAAATTTCCAAAGAACAAACATTTCTATGTGTATCAATAATAATTAAATAATAATGATGTCTATTTAGGATTAATATAAAAGTATAAATAATATAAAAAAAGTAGGTTTTAGTCTTCAGCAAATAGTTTTTCTTCATCAAATTCTTTAGGATCCTCAAGAGTACCAAAAATATCAGTCAAAAGATGTACATACATACACCATTCTTTCCATTCAGCAAAAGCTTTAGGATTAGTCTTATACATCCCTCTCATATGCTCCATCTTTTCCTCCTCAGTTTCAAGGATTCTTATGTAAGCACTATGATCAGTGTTAAACGTCCCGTAACCAACACGACGACCCGCATCAAGACCATTAACTTCAAAGTATCTCATGAAACAACACTCCTTCTAATATAAAAATTCAATTTCAAAACCATAATCTGATAATTCATCTTCATATAATTTTTTATATTTATTTTTATGTTCATTAACATATTTATCTCTTTCTTTAAAATATTTTAACTCTTCAGAAGTATATTCCTTAACAGGTTTACCCTCATACAAAGTAGGTGGAGGAACCATACCTGTATCAGTAGAAAAATGCTCTTTCATTTTATCTTCAATCTTTACACCAAGTTCATAGATTTCTTTATATTTGTCTTTATTTTGTGAAGATTTATTGTTTTTAAGAATAAAAGTACCTTCTTTATTTGTTACTAAACCATATTTTATTTCTAATGAAGTAAAATAAGCTAAATCATCAGAAGAAGGTAATGGGGGGTTTGATTTTGGATGATTATGAATTAAATATAAAATACCTTTATCTTCCTTTGCAATTTCTAAAAAAGTAGTAGATAAAGCTACTTCTTTATTCGCCCCATTTGAAAAAATCCCTGATACAGTTCCTTTATTTGTTATTGCCCAACCATGCTCAATATTAATAAAATGAACATTCTTTTGAAAATTAAATAAATCCTCAGTTAAAATGCTTATAGTCTTTGAATCCATAAATCCTGAAAGTCTTTTTTCAAATTCTTCTTTAGATAAAGAATTTCTAATTCCTTTGTAATCATATTCCCATAAATCTTTTTCATTGTTTAATTTCCCATTTGAGAAAAGATTTCTTAAAATATTAAGTTCATCATTTGATAATGGTGTTAAGTTAACTGTGTATGGTTCAACATCACTATCTCTACTATCCCACACACTCAAATAAGTACAACGGCAATTAGGGTGCAAAGGCAACATACTATCCTCATCCAAATCACTTATACGATGCACATTATCTTTTAAACCAGGATGATAAACCTTATCTTCACTTTTATTAAATAAGTAAGCATTATCCAAACATAAACTACAAACATTACTATCTTCAGCAGTTAGAATAGTAACTTCAGTATAGCCTTCATTAACATAGGATTGTAAAATACCTGTGTTTTGTGCTCTGCTAACTTCTGTTTTAGCAATCATTACTGCTCTTTGTTTAGCACTTAAAGTACTACCTTCTAAAGGTTTTACTCCTAATTCAACTATTTTGTTAGCTAAACTATATGGGTTTTCACCAGTAGCTACAGCTTGAGTAATTGTTTTTTTAACACTGCCTCGTAAATCATCACTTAATTTCTTTATTAAATGAAAATTGTATTGTCTTACAAAGTCTAATGCTTCCTTGTCAGTATCAGTGAATACGAGTTTCTGTTTAATGTCATTGTATCCTTTCTGTTTACCTAATTCATATACTCGTTCGATTAAATCATCAACACTTTCATAGGTTTGTTCTAATAAATCATCCCATTCCATATCTAAACTTTGGAGTATTTCTTTTTGTCTTTGCATTTCTGCATAATAATACTCTTTAGCCCGTGGTGATGATAACCACATTCTACTATGGTTTAATTGCTGGTCAAGTAAGTTACTTATCAAATTATAATATTCTTGTACGTTTATGGGGTCTTTGGTTTTGTTTATATGGAATTCTTCCCATAAACCAGTACATGATAATAATAATTTATCTGTTTCTATCTGTTCACTTGTTTTAATCATATTCTCGCCTTAACCTTTCCATTGTCAAAGCTTTTTGCAGACTTTTAACTTGTAAATCCACATTAGGACTCATGTTTAGGTTTTGGTTTAAAGGTAACTCACCCCAATCCACAGGATTCAAACCATAATCCAAACGAACCTCGTTAATAGATTTAACACCGTTCTTCAACTGAATATCCTCTATCTGAGCACGAGTCAACTTATTCTCCAAATCCATATGGTTATACTCAAAAACCTCTTTAAACCCAGACCTGCCTAATACTTTATTAAAAGCATTTTCAATAATCTTACAATCCCCGGACAAAGTATTATTAAAAGATTTTTCTTGACTATCCCCTGTACCACTACCTAAGTGTGCTGTTTCAACAATACCTATCACAGCAGGAGGCACTTGAAAACTAATTAATATACGGTCACGACTATAATTTAGTAAGTTAAGGAAATCCAAATCACGGTTATTATTACCTGTGCTTTGATAAGTAGCTCCTTTAACTGTAAGCAAACCTTTTTTATTTTTATCTTGCTTCATTCGGTTAATAAAAGATTGAATACTTACATTACTTGTTTCTTTATCAAATGATAATATTCCTCGTGGATCCATTCCCATCTTCAGAAGAAATTTCCAAAGAACAAACATTTCTATGTGTATCAATAATAATTAAATAATAATGATGTCTATTTAGGATTAATATAAAAGTATAAATAATATAAAAAAAGTAGGTTTTAGTCTTCAGCAAATAGTTTTTCTTCATCAAATTCTTTAGGATCTTCAAGAGTACCAAAAATATCAGTCAAAAGATGTACATACATACACCATTCTTTCCATTCAGCAAAAGCTTTAGGACTAGTCTTATACATCCCTCTCATATGCTCCATCTTTTCTTCTTCGGTATCAAACAGGTCTATGGTTGCCGTATGATCTGTATTAAATTGTCCATAACCAACACGACGACTTGCATCAAGACCATTAACTTCAAAGTACCTCATGAAACAACACTCCTTTTAATATAAAAATTTGATTTCAAAATCATAATCTGATAATTTATCTCCAGTCAAAGTTTAATTGCATCTTTTTGAAGCAAACATACCTGAAACTCCAGGGGAATTTGAAATATTGTTTGATAAAAATGTTGATTTAAGATTAGTACGTGAGAAATCAGAATTTATTACTCATTGGGAAATGATATAGTACTTTTTATATATGGTGTTTTATATATAAATATACTAATAATATATCGGGGGGTCATTAGCATGGTTGAAAAATTGATTCCTAATTATGACTTTGTTAAAAATTGGTCTGAAGATCAATTAAGAGATTTCATTACAACACCTTCAGGTTTACCACATAGATTAATGAGTATTGTACGTGAAGTTATTCCTAATATTGAT